CTCTCGAGATCGTATCGAGACTGAAGCGTCTGAATCATAAGATGCCAATCACGATTATCGGAGACGCTACAGGCAAGGCTGGTCAGCGTGCAGCTATGGGTCGATCAGACTACTCGATCATTGAGGAGATCTTTTCGCAGGCAGGCATCCAGTTTTATAACCGCACGCCAGACTCTAACCCTCAAGTCAGGGACCGAGTTAACGTCGTCAACTCGAAGCTAAAGAGCGCAGACGGTCAGGCTCATATCTGGCTGCACCCTGAGAAATGCCCACGACTCAAGCGGGATATTCAGCGGGTCACGTGGAAGAAGGGCTTAAGCGACAAGCTTGACCAGACGACAGACCCCACGCTCACGCACCTATCAGACGCAATGGGATATGCGATCTGCGGGCTGTCGAAACTTTGGAAGCCTGACGTTGGCAGGATGCGAGTGATCGTGAGAACCTAGTCTGGGCACAAGGATGCGCCTGCTTTAAGGGTGCGGTATAGGGTAGCAGTAAACCCATTGCGAACAGCAAGGATGCCGCAAAGGTCGTGAGTGCAAGTCTCACTGCCGCACCTTTTTTAAAACTTGGGGGACAAGATGCACATTTACCACGAGCTTAAATTTTTGGTCATCGCAGTCGCTGTCCTCGCCGTGGCACTTATCCTTGAATAAGCGAATGAAAACACACAGACCCGCAAACGAATCTAGGGCGTACCTGAAGTTTATCGCAGAGCGTGATCAGGCACTCGAGACGCTCTACGTCAGGGCCAACGAAGAGATTAACGACCTGCTGCGCAGAGCAATGCAGCGAGCGATTGAGATCATCTCTTACCGCTTCTCCCAAGTTCACAGCGACGAGATGCTTACGCTCAAAGGGCGCAAGAATACCGAAGCAATCGACCACGACATAGCGATCGAGTTTAACCTGACAGCCAGGCACATGACGATCGTCACGCAGGATCTCAACCAGCAGGCGTACACGCTCGCGCTCGTGGGAGAGGCTGAAGCTATAGGTCGCGCTTTGAAGCAGCCCGCGAAGTACGAAGTACAGCAGAAAAGCGTGCACAATCTTGCGGGCAAGGATGCGCAGGGAGAGAGCGTCGAGGGTCGAATGGGTTTGGCTATGGCCAGGATCAGGCGCGACATTATGGACGCAGTCGAGCTTGCACGGGTCAAACAAGAGAGCACTCAAGAGGCGATTGAGCGCGTCAAAGCTGTGCTCCCTAAGCCTAGGACTGTGAAGCGTCCTAAGCAAAAGCTAGCAAAGGTTAGCGAAGCTAACAGTTTCTCAGCAGATCCTTTCTCCTTTGGCTTTGTTGACGACGCTCTCTGGGCAAAGATTGTCGACGCCTACCTTGACGCCTACGTTCCAAAGTGGAGAGGACCGAGCTCAGTTTTTGACGTAGATACTGAGGGATTAACCGAGGAGTGGTACGCTTGGGAGGTCGAGCAGTATCTTGCAAACGAGTTTGTCTCCAAGGTCAGAGCAGGACAGGACACTGCAGCCAAAGAGAATGGCGTCGTCGATATGCAGTGGATCGCAGTCGTGGACGACAAGACTGACGAATGCTGCCTCTGGAGAGACGGATTGACCTCGACTGAGATCGAGCAGGAGCTCAAGTCTGGAAAGCACAAGGACGACGAGTGCGACTCAATAGTACCGCCTGCCCACTTCAATTGTCGCTGCACGATGGCACCAATGCTTGACGTGCAGCTCGCTGGAGAGGAGTTTGAGAAGCCAGCAAGCAATGCACAGGAGTTTGAATCATGGCTGAACAGCTAGAGCCCACGAAACCCTTTGAGACTATTCTCGAGCCTCGCAGTCTGAATAAGTACGACTCGCTCAAGAATTTAAGCGCAGAGGAGCTTGCACACGTTCCACCAGTCAGGTCGACGCCTGATCTTATCGCCATGCTTGAGGCTGACGAGAACCTAGAGATCGACGCTAGGGTGCTCGCTGTCCATCCCGATACAGGCAAGGTCGGAGTTAGAAAGCTTAACCGAAAGTCATTTCTTGAGGCAGCAAAGTCTAGTCCAGAGCGCATCGCAAAACTGCGCGAGAGCATCGACGTCTTCGGCACCACTGACTCACTGACGCCTGACTTGGGTCTCGTGGGGGACGACTTCGTCCCTCTCCTAGGCGGACCATTTTATAAAAACCTGTACACGCAGGACTTCTTTCGTGCGTGCTCTGCTAGCTTCTGGGCTTATAACCACGACCCTATCGCTCACGCGGCGCTCAACATCATGCGCGACTTCACGCTGGGCAGAGGCTACCGGGTTGACTCAGAAAACCCTGCAGCCCTTGCGCTTTGGCGAGCCTTCGAGAAGGTAAATAACCTGCAGGAACAAATGAGCCAGTTTGCTCTCGAGATAGGCATCTACGGCGAGAGCTGCTTCTGGTGGCTCCCCGATAATAACGCCAGGATCGTGCAGCGACCACGCGCAGGAGATAAGATCCCGAAGGCACTGATCCCGCGCATCAGGCTCCTTGATCCGACCGTTTTCTGGGAAATCATCACTAACCCAGAGGACCCCTCTCGCGCTGGCGAGCTCGCCTATGTCTGGGTCAGCCCTACGCAGTATCAGGTCTATACTTCAGCCTTTGGTCAAACTCAGCCCGCAAACAAATTCATATTTCAGCAGATCCCTGCAGAGCAGATCTCGAGATACAAGATCAACGTCGTCACTGGCGAGAAGCGTGGACGGGGCGATCTGTTCAGCGTCCTGGGTTTTCTCAAGCGCCTGCGTGACTCGGTCAACTACTCGATTATCGCACTTCAGAAGCAAGCCTCTTGGGCTGTCGACGTTACGATCCAAGGCTCACAATCTGACATTGACGCATATGTGCAGGACCAAGCCTCCCGCGGGAATGTTGCACCCGCTGGCTCAGAGTTTGTACACACAGAAGCGATCAAGCGCGAGTTTCTCTCCCCGCAAGCCGGAAAAGCTGGCGGATCTGACGCTTTCGAGTGGGCTCTCTCGATGGTCTGCGCAGGACTTGGGATACCAGTCAGTTACCTAGGCACTCACCTTTCAGGCGGCCAGACCCGGGCGTCTGCTCTCGTTGCTACTGAGCCAGTCGCAAAGCGCTTTGAGATGCGTCAACAGGTATACGAGCGCGTGATCCTTGATCTCTGGGAGAGGCTTATGGACTGGGCAGGTCTCGGTCATGTTGACTGCGAGGTCACCTTCCCCGAGATTATCGCCGCAGACAAAAGCCAGAAGCTCAAGGACCTGTCGCTCGCACAAGCTCAGGGCTGGCTCTCTGCAGAGCGTGCTGCGACGATCGCAGCTAAAGAGATGGGGATCACCAACTTCGAGTGGGATCAGGAGAAGGGCAAAATTGGTCAGGACAAGCAGCATGCTTTCGCTGCAGCCCCTGCGCCTCTGACAGCTCCTGCTAACGCACTCTCGAGCCAGCAAAAGAACCAGATCAGGAGAAATGACATTGAATCGTCAGGATAAAATCGAAGACGCCACTTGGGAGGAGTTTTCTGCTAACCCGGAAAAGTTCGGTTTTCCAACCTTTGACCGATGGGAGAAAGAGCGCGAGAAGTTTATCAGCCGAGACGACGATATTCTCGCGTCTGCAGATAAAGGCTCAGAGCTTTTGAGTCGAAGCGTCAAGCGTCACGTCTATGAGCTAGAAGGCTACCGCTGCAAAAATTTAGAAGAGGTCGAGCGAGTCGCTCGCGAGCAGGGTATAAATTTAAAAGGGTTAGACTACCGTCCGCAGCTTGTGCAAGCAGGCGCGGGTAAATACGACGTCATCGTGCGCTTCGTGAGTAAAGACCAGCGCGATCAGAGGGAAAAATGGGCGTGATCAAAGGACTTGAGTCGTTTGTCTCGGCATTCAAGGAGTCTGAGGTCGACACTGGCAAGAAAGCACAGCCAGGAGTCCACGTCCCTTTTTGGTTTTGGGGATGCGAGGCTTTTGCAAAGAAGGCGAAAGAAGCCTACAAAACGGGCACTCCTAAAAAGCAGGACATCAGACCCCCTAAAGCAGACCCATCTCTGCCAGAGCCAGAGACTGCAGACGCTCAAGTTCAGAAAATGCTGATCGAGCACCCTACCATGCCAGCCGCTGCCATGGTTCAGGCGTTAAAGAGTAAGGGGATTGAGCTCAAGCAAGCTGACTCTGCCACGACTCAGACCCCCGTGCTGAGAAGTCAGGAGTCTGCAGGCTTTATCCCAGTGCGTGCTCGCTTCTTGGAGAGCTGGAAAGATAACGGAGTGGGTCCGACTCGCTTCAAGGTCGCTCTCATTCAGGAGGGCATGGGTAACCTGCGAGATGCCTTTTATTACACTCGGCAAGCTCTCGAGAGTGGGATCACTGCCTTTGAAGGAAAGAAGTGTTTTGCAGATCACCCTTCTCGCTCCGACGAAGAGGACCGCCCAGAGCGCAGCGTGCGCGATATTGTCGGACACTTTGAAAACGTGCACGTTGAAGACCGCGACGATGGCGGTGCGATGCTCTGCGCAGACCTAGTCATGTTGCCCGATCCATCTTTTGAGTGGGCCCGGGCACTTGTCAGGCACAGCTTGGAGTATTCAAAGAAGTACGACGGGCAAGAGTTTATCGGGCTCTCGATCAATGCCAGCGGAGACGCAGAGCAGAAGGATCTTGAGTCGTTTTTAAAAGAGGGCAGCGTACCAGCAGAGGCAAAGCCTAAGCTGTTGCAAGCTCTTTCAGAAGGTATCACGACGGTGAGAGTGGTAAACGCCATTCAAGACGCTGTGAGCACGGACCTTGTTACCGAGCCAGGAGCTCGGGGTAAAGTCCTCGAAATGCTAGAAAGCGAAAGGGAGAAATATGGCAAAAAAAATGAAGCACGCCGAGGACGAAGCAAAGAAGTCCGAAGCTGAAATGAAGCAAGAAGAAGCAAAACAAGAAGAGGCCAAAGTCGAAGCTAAACAAGCTGAAGACGTTGAGCCAGAAGGCGAAGAGGATCACGAGGACGTGGAGAAGGATAAAGCCCTGATCCTCGACATGATCAAAAAGCACATGGGCAAAGACGGCGAAGACCTCGACGACGAGGCAGAAGCTGCTGCTTGCGAGGCTTATCAAGCTCACTGCGATATGGGCAAAGAGAAGGACGCTGCTGCGATGCACGCTGCAGAAGCCATGAAGCTCGCAAAGCATATGGCCATGAAACAGGCTAAAAAAGAAGCTGACGCAAAAGAAGCTGAAGGCGCAGAAGAAGAGAAAAAAGAAGAGCCCAAAGAAGCAAAGCACTCCGAGAGCGAAGTTAAACTTACTGCCCGGATCGCTTTCCTTGAGCGCAAGCTGAAGACCTATGAGCTCGCAGCTACTCTCGACAAGAAGCTTGCAGAGTCTAAGCTCGGTCGAGCAGAGACGGACAAGATCCGTTCCCTGATCGGCGAGCCTAAGTCTGAGGGTCACATTCTCGAGACGATCAAAGTTTTCAAAGAGGCTTTCTCGATGGCTGGCGGAAGTGAGTCCGTCAAACCTTCGTTTGCTTCTTTGTTTGTTACTGGAACGGAAAAGCACGAAGAGACGCCGAAAGCAAAGATCAGCTTCTCTGAGTGCGTGAAATCTTAATTTAAAAAAGGAGAATCAAAATGCCTACGATTGCAAAAAACCGTATCGTGCAATCCCCTGCTCCTCGCTCGGTTTTTCCGGGTGCGAGCGCAGTGGTGGATGCTACTGTATCTTACAACCAAGGAGATCTGTTGTTTTTGGACAGCGGACTTCTCGCCCCTGTAGCCGCAGACGCTGACGGAGCTACGATCCTCGGGATCGCTCCTCAGACCGTTGTCTTGGGTAAGCCTCGTTCGGCTTATCAAGGAACGGCTGTCGATGGAGCTCAAGCTATTGAAGCTCTCGCAGGACCCGTCTATGGCGTGGTCGCAAAGCTCAAGCTCAAGTCTGGTGACGCATTTGTCCCAGGCGGAGCTGTCTACGCTTGCGCAGTCGACGCTCAAACTGTGTCGTCTGTCGGGACTAATCAAATCGGCGTATTTCAAGACGCTGCTGTGACTGCTGGTGCACTCTCCGAAGGTCGCGTGCTTCTCGGTGCAGTGGTCGCTGGCGCTTTGATCGTCTAATCGAAAGGACTAAAAAATGTCTAAAATCCATCTTCATTCTCGTGGATCGAAAGAACAGAACCGCGACGCTCTCAAGCGCGCAATGTGGAAGTCTGACGAGGAGTCAGCTCTGCGTGAATCTCTGAAGCGTGATCTCGGCGTGGACATTGCTGACGCAAAGCAATTCCCTGTCACTGATCCAGGCTTCTCGTGGAAGGCTGCAAAGTCGAAACTCCGCGAATCTGAGTCTGCTACCACTCAGGTGCAACTCCTTCGCGCCGGAATTCAGGCTGCAGTCAACTCGCTTTATGAAACGGTCGATACCACTCATAGCGACTGGACTCACACGATCACCTCCAGCCGGATGGAAGAGCTCTACGCTCCTCTGCAAGGTATCGCTTTCCCTCAGATGATTGCTGAAGGCGAGATCTACCCTGAAGCTCCTGGCATGGCTGGCTTGGATATCAAGCTCCGCAACAAAAAAGCCGGTCAGCTTTTCGCAGTCAGCAAGGAATTGCTCGATGACGATCAGACTGGACAGGTGCTTAAAATGTCCTCGCTCATGGGCGAGTACTGCGCACAGCTCGTGGAGGTCTGGGCTTACGGTAAGCTCGCGTCTGTGGCTGGCATGAGCTACGGCGGCGTGAAGATCCCTGTCTCTGAAACCAAGCCTGCAGACGAAGCGACCTATCCATGGTCGACTGGTCTTGTTGGCGGAGGTAAGACTCGTCCTGCTGCTTACGGCGCTTTGAACCAAGGCAACATTCAGGCCGGTATGGTCGCTTTAATGAACCAGCTCAACTTGCTGGGCCTCAAGATGAGCGTGAAGCCATCCAGGCTTATTATTTCGCCGCACTACCGCTTCGACTCAGCAGTGCTCGCAAATAGTAGCTACTACCCAACCGGAGCAACTGCTGGAGCAACCGGCGGTGCTTTCTCGATCAACCCATTGCAGGGTCTGTTCGACATCACGACCAGCCGCTTTGTGTTCGACCAGAACGGCTCCGTGAATGCTGACTCGAAAGCTTGGTACTTGCTGGACGACAGCAAGCCAGCCTTCGTCGTGCAGATGCGCACTCCATGCGAAGTGTCGGTGGAAAACCCACAGTCCGGCCGCAGCTTCGACAGCGACACCATTCGCTTCAAAGCAACGACCCGGTTTAACGCCGATTTCGTTGACCCCCGCTTCTTCTGGAGAGGCTCGGACGGTTCGGTCTGATAGCTAAAAACTCTTGCGTGGGAGGGTGGGGTAACTCATCCTCCCCGTAAGGGGACAAACTGAATGAGTAAAAGAGTATACGCGCGCAAACTTCCACCCAAAGAGCTCGTGGTCGCAGACGAGATAAAGGGCCCGGTTCAGGTCGCAGAGGCGACTGTGCCGGTTCAGAAGTTCAAGACGCTTGCCGAGCAGATTGCAAAGTCGAGCATCTTTCATAAAAACTGGTACGTTCCAGAGCTGCGAGAAAAGTTTAAGTACGTCGATCGAATGAAACGGATCGACAAAGTTTTTCCCTACGCAAGACTGACCGAGAGCAAGACTGTAATGCTTTGCGTAGACGAGCCTCTGACCCTGATGGAAGTTGAGCTCTGTGAGCAGAAGGCTAAACATATGCGCGAGCTAGGGTACGCCTACGTGTTTTTAGAGAAGGACACGACCCTGTACGACGCACTTTTGATGCTGGGAGAAATATGAGCTGGACGACTGCGCTAGACGATATCCGCCTGACATTGAATGATGGGCCCACGGATAAGATCCGCGCATTCAAGCGCGTCTTCGGTTCTGCTGACGGCTCTAACGCAGTTTTTAAAACACTTGAGTTTCGGCGCATCACAGACTTCACTACGGTTGACGAAACAGGTCCTGTCGGGATTTACGTTAACGGCGAGAAGTTCGGACCGCTTGCACTGCCTCTTGATTACGACGATCCAGGTTCAGGTTATTTCAAGTTTGCCGCTCTCTCTGTCCCGATCTCTGGAGCAGTGATTGAGGCGACTTATTACATTCAATACTTTTTAGACGTCGAGCTTGAGACATTTCTCAGGCTTGCCCAAAACTGGCTGGGCTTTGGAGACAACTACGCAAATATCCCGCAGGGTTTGAGACCGGCTGCGCTTCAATACGCTGCAGCAGAGGGTTATCAGAAGCTCGCGATGCGCTTCTCCTCGCAATTGTCTGAGACTTATCGCCTTGAGGATATGCCAGACGTCAAGCAGACCGCCCTGCTTGCTGAGTACAAGCAAGCATCTGAGGTTTCTAGGCAGCAAGCGCATAAACTCAGGGACGAGTATTACACGCGACAAGGCCAAAGCCTCTCGCCTCTCTTTGGGGTTTACTCTCCTGCGATCCGGGACGTGCCTCCACGCCGATGAGCATTGCGTTGACTACCGTCTCCGACGGCATCACTAAAATGCTCAAAGGAATGCGCCAGCGAGAGAAGGCTCTGCAGGGCTATCTCAACAGGAACGTGCTTGAGCAGTACCGCGCGCTGCAGCGAAGACGCTGGATGACAGAGAATGCTAGCGAGGGGCAGCCCTGGTTAGCCTTAAACCCAGGCTACGCAGCAAGGAAGCGCAGGATTTACGCATCCTTTGAGGGTGCGGGCACTAAAAAACTCATTGCCACGGGCAAGCTCTACAAGTCCGTGATCGGACCTGGAGAAGGGTTTCGGAAAGTCGTCACTCCTCGCACACTCTACCTTGCGACAACCGTCGGCTATGCAAAGTACGTTGACGAGAAGCGCAGCATCACTGAGTGGAGCAAGGACTCTGTCGCAGAGATTAGGCTCAGTATCGCTGGGTTTATCTTTAAAGGCATTTTGAAACAATCCTCGGAGCTGGCATGAGCGCAAGACACCTGACGGAATGGGTCGTCAACCTAGTGACCTGGCAGATCCAAAATAACATTGAGACTGCTCTTCAGGATCTGGGCCAGGCTCTGCCTCCTCCCTCTCCTGTGGTGAGTCTCGAGAAGCCCCGCGACTACTTCATTTACCCTCGCGCGATAGGCTACCGGACTCCATGCGTCTTCGTGATCGCTGACCGGATCGACTTCCAGAAGCGTGAGAAGGGTGCGAACCATATTAACGCGAACGTGCGCGTCAACGTCACGGTCCTGATTGAAGACAAAGACGCAGACCGGATCACTCGCAAAGCTTACCGTTACCAGTCTGCACTGCAGTCTGTGCTCGATCAGGTTCAACTCTTGAGCTCTGATCTTGAGCCGTCAGACACGTCTTTAAAAATTGTTTCGGTCGTCCAGAATGCAGCCTTCTCGCCATTATACTCGAACACGGATGACCCGAACAGCCCGGGCGCAGTCTACCGGAAAGAAGTTAGTTTAGAGATCGACTGCTACACATTCGAACAGGTTTAAGGAGGACTATATGTCATTTGCAACAGTAACGACTTCTAGCATGGAATTGACCCCGATGCGGGTCCAGTTTGACGGTATTGATCTCGGCGGGACGCTTGCGAACGTCCAGATCAGCGCAAAATACGCGAAGAGCGAAATCAAGGCTGACCAGAGCGGCTCGACCGTTCGCGATCGTCGGGTCTCTGGGATTGAGATCACGGTCACGACCGAGCTGACCGAGATTCAAAACAAAGATATCTGGAAGGTCGTCTTCCCACACGCAACCCTGATCTCGACTGGCACTGCTGCAATCGTGTTCAAGGAAAACATGGGAGACAGCGATCTCGCGAACGCACAGACTCTCATTCTGCACCCTCTTTCCAAAGACGACGCTGACCTGACCACGGATTACACTTTTTACAAGGCAGTCGCTTCTGCTGAGTCGCAGATCGTGTACGGTCCGAATGAGCAGGCTCGCCTCAAGATCGTCTGGAATATCCTCCCAGACGAGTCTGTGCAGCCAAATCAATTCTTTAAATACGGCGATCCTGCTGTCGTTTAATCCGGGGGGAGCTGAGACGTGTCACTCTTTGCATTTAAAAAGCCGATTGAGAGCAACGCGCAGGTTGTATCCGACCTTGACGCACTGGTGGCAGAACCGATTGCGTTTAGGTTTCAGGGCAAGCTGCACGAGATCAAGCCGATTAGCACGCTTGAGCTCCTGCGCTTCACGAACGCCTTTGCGCAGCTTCAGCAGCTCAATCAGAAGAGTGACACGATCTCAGTGGAAGAGCTCATTGACGCCTATACTTCGGTGATCTCGAGCGTCTGCCCTACGATCACAAGAGAGCACGTCAAGGACATGACTCAGGCGCAGGTCTCTGCACTGTTCCAACTTGTCATGGATAGCGTCGTCGGGAAGGCTCACACTCAGCCAGGAGTGGGCTCTGAGGACTCAAAAAAAAAACAGTCGAGCGGTCAGACCTGACGCTTGAAGCTGTGCCTCTTGTAACTGAGGCGGTTCTTCTTTTTGGGTGGGCGCCTGACGTGGCTTTAAATATGCCCGCCAGGCGTTTTTTTGCGCTCCTACGTGAAGGTCGAAAGCAAATAAGGCAGAATGAAGCAGCACGAGACGTTGCTGCTGCGGATATTGCCAGCATAGCATTGGGTGATTCAAAATACTTTGAGGAAGTCCGCAGAGTGTTTTTGAATCGCGCTCTCGGAGTTGAGGGTAAGGCAAAACCTGCGCTTGATCCTACGGCTCCGAGCACGGTTGAGCTGATCGAAAGCCTGACGATGCAGGCGACAAACTTGAGGCGTTAAGATGGCACAAGAAACGCAGCTCTTAAAACTAGACCTCGACACGAAAGAATTTATCGCGAAGCTCGACGCTGCAGAAGCAAAGCTCGGAGAGATGGGAGATCCGACCACTGTCTCCGGCTTGCTTGATACCTTCAAGAGCATGAGCGGCATGCTGGGCGTGCTTGCTGCTGGAGCTGTAGCTGCAA